TATCCTATTTGATATTCTGGTGCTAAGTTTTTAGAATGTCTTAGCCATATTTTATTTCTAAACGATCCAAAACCATATGATTCATTCATCATGGTACAAACTATTTTACCACCACTTCTACCACTCTGATCTCCACCTCTACCTGGCTGATTCATTGATCCTACTTCTCTTCTACTACTAGTTTTTTTATCTAAGGATCTTGAATAAGATTCTTGCTGACCTTTCATATTTTGTGTGTCATCATAAAATTTATCTCCAGGTCCATATCCTTTTTTCTCAATAGTTTTTTCTCTAGTTTCAATCCTAGATGCACCAGCTTTTTCTAAATTACCAAATGCAGATACTCTATTCATACCTGCATATAAATCTGTTGCAGGATTACCAGCTATTCTTCCATCTTCTCTAGCATTAAAATATTGTGTAGCATGAGTTTGTACAGCTGTAGGTTCTCCTACTAATGCATCTAACACCATCATTGTAGGTGTTTTAATATTTTTAAATGCTGATTTTAATGATGTACTTACTGTTTTTAATGCTGATGGTTTTACTTCAGGTTTAACATCTTGTTTTTCTGCAGGATCAGATAATGTTCCTGTAGTGCTTCTTTCAAATCTTTGTGTATCCAGTGCTGTATCTGTAGGTTTAGCTGTAGTTATACCTAGCGTATTTGCAGTAGGATCATCTGGAGTAGCACCTGTTACCATTTCCTGTCTATCTGCAGTAGCTTGTTTAGCTATTTGATCTACTCCACCTACAGGATTAACAGATGGTGTACCTTGTGTAAATCTATCACCTTTTAAAAAATCAAAATTAATACCTGGTGCTTCAACCACACCCTTTTGTACATTAGCAGAAGTAACAGATGGATCTTTTAAAGAAACATCTGATAATATATTTTCTTGTGGTGCAGCTTCTTCTGCTGACATTCTTCTATCACCAGCAACATCTCGCATATTAGGTCTATCAAATACTGTTTCAGTTGGTGATTGAATATCTAATGGTGATGTAATTCTATCACCAGCAACATCTCTCATATTAGGTCTAGTAAAAGTATCAGATAACATATCACTAGTTTTTTTAGCTTCTTGTAACATATTACCTGTTGTATCAATTTGATTATCGTTACCCCTATCAGCTACTTTAAATGCTGATTGAGTTTGAGTATCTATTGTATCTCCAGTTATATCTGTAGCTGTTTTAGTATCTGTATCTGTTTTAGTTACAGCAGCTGTTGTAGATATATCTGGTAAAGATAAACTATTAATAGTTTCTAAACCTACTACTTTAGTTGTATAGTTTCCAGAAGAATCTCTTACCAGTTCTATTGTTCCTGGTCTAACTCTATTTGGATCAAATTTAGCCATTATTTATTTTACTGTGTTTGTTCGCTTCTTGGAGATTGAGTATTTGCCGCACTAAAGCCAGCTTCCCCTGGCATCGGTACATTGCCTGTTCCGATGTTGCCACCTCCAGCTCCTGATGGATCTGTTGGCGAAGCTCCTGTAGGTACTTCTCCAGTTGATTCCATTTGACTTTGTCCTCCAGCAGGGGCTGTATTGTTTTGAGTTCCATTTGCCATTCCCATTATTTGTGCATAGATCGCAGCTTTTTCTGGATCATTGATTAATTGTTCAGGATCTATATCTAAAGATTTAGCAATCTCTCTTAAACAAGTATGCCATTTAACAAATGGTGCAAGTGCAGGATTAGATGCAGTTTGCATAAATGTCATTAATCTTTGAGATCTAACTTCTTTCTGCATTAGAGAAGAAGTTCCTTGAGCTTTAATTTCAAGGTCACCTTTTATTATTGGAACATTATCATTAAATTGCATATTCCAATAAAATAATGATTGTCCTAGGGGCTTTAATAAATAGTCATCAATATTTTTGATAACTGTTTTAATACTTAATGCTGCAGCACCCATCAACATAGACATACCTGCGGCAGTTCTAGTTGTAGATTGTACACCTGTTGCTCCATGTGAGTATGATGGTATACCTGTAGCTTCATCTGCAAGTTGTCTAAACTTGTCAAACATTTGTAAATTCTCATATGCAGTATTAGGAAACTTAACTCCATGTACTGCTTGTCCTGTTTGTCCACTTTGTCTTCT